TTATTCGGTTCCATAGAGTTCCAATTTATCTGTAACAAACTTTCTAATATATTCGGTAAGAAGTTTGATGTACTTTGATTTGTCTCTTTCTTCGTAGACGACGCATTCTCCATTTTCACAAGCCATGATGATTACAAATTTTTTGACCGGAATACCAGTCATTTCATACAACATACATCCATATGCCGCACATTGTACGAAATAGTTTTCGATCCAATTTCTTGGTTTCGGTTTTTTAGAAGTCTTGAAGTCAATTATTGCTAATTCACCCTCGTATTCTGCAATACAATCGACGGTTCCAGCAATACCCAACTGCTTACTATATAGGGAAGTTTCCAGAGCATGAATATTGTCAATATTCTTTAAAGTTCCCTTAGAAATCTTAAATAAAAACTCGGAAATGGGAGGAACTTTTGGTAACTCTACATTCTTTAGGTGACACTCGGTAAGAGTGTGCATATCAGTCCCACGACGTGTTGCCGCTTTTGTGACACGATTTGCTTCTTCATCACCAACCTTCTTACGCCACTTAACAAAAATCTCTTTATTAAAATGACTGGTTACCGAAGTGATGGAAACTAGTTTTAAGAGTTCTTCTTCATCAGGAACGGAATAGTATCGGACTCCATCAATAGTCTCTCTCTCAAGAGGAGAGAGATTCAAATCAATATGATTAAACATTACAAACCCGATTCCATTTTTGCAGTGAGATATTCTTTGACAAGACCTGAACGAACAATATCGTCAATCCCAAACTCAATTATATCAAAAGATGGCATTTTACGCAAGACGTTCATAAAGTCTACGATACCATTTCTTTCATTTGATTTGTTTAAGTCTGACTGTCTGGCATCACCACAAAAACAAATACGTGTATTTTCACCAACACGGGTGATGATACTATCAAGTTCATGGAAGTTGAGGTTCTGGAACTCATCAACAATAATGATCGCATTATCAAGTGTCGTTCCACGAAGAAAAGAAGTGGACCAGAACTTAATCGTTTCTTGTGCCTTTAAATTGCCATATAGCATCTCAAAGTCAGCATCAGATGGCATCTGAAACATATACTTAACCATATTCTTATAAGGAATCTGGTAGATGTCTGCCTTATCTTCATGAGAACCGGGCAGGAAACCAATCTCTCTAGTTGCTACAAGAGACCTGACGAGGTAGATGCGTTCGTATGGGGTATATTCATTCAGCACATCTTTCAATGCATTGAATAAAGTAATAAAAGTTTTACCCGTTCCGGCACAACCATACGCAACAATATGTTTTTGTTCCGCATATGCATCAAATAATCTCTTTTGATTATCATTAAGTGGATCAATGTCCACCAAGTAATTAGAACTTAGTGGTTTCTTTCTTTTCATCTGCTTTGTTGTTAGTCCAACTCCAATTGGTTGATCATCCTTTGCAGATACTCTTTTTCTTCTTGCCATGCTTAAATTTTTCTAACAGTTGCTTTTGGTGCCTTTGATGCTTTGTTGAGGACTTCATTCCAACCTGGGTGTTTGTTGACAAGTTTGTCTCTCCACTCACCAACATCTGTTGCCATCGGAGCAGTAGATGGATCAGACCAATCCCGATGCCAATCAGGATTGTCTTCGCACCATTTTGGCCACTCATGAATACTCATACTCACTTCTTTCTGATCACCCGTCTCTTTATGTACTACTGGATACGTTGCCATTGTTAAAAATTCAAGATAAAAATATTTAGACCCATTCCAGAGATTCTGCTACTGTTGGAAATTGTTCTACAAAAACTTTTTTACATGCTTCTGCAATATCCATGTGCTCTTTTTGAGTTCCGTGAGCAGAACGCAAATCAATATAATGGATCCATGAACGACATGAACCACTCATGTAAATTCTAGTTGGTACTGCCAAAGGAAGCACAAATCTGGCACATTCTTTTGCAATTCCAGAAGCAAGCATTTCTTGATACAATTCCATAGCATCATCAAAGTGCTTTTGAATCTTAATTTCAAAATTTTGACGAGTATGAGGATCAATATCATCAATGGAATTTTGACGATTCTTTGTATCTTGTCTTCTTAGATCAAACAAAGGAATAGTATCGGCAAGCATTGATGAATCTGCATACCTCTGAGAAAACTCCTGGAATGTAAAACTCCGATGACGCAAGATTTGAGCTGCTAGTCCTCTAGTAGTCTCAATCTCAAGAGTCATGAATGACTGCTCAAAGACACTCCAGTGTTGGTGCTTTACACAATACTTAAGAAGACCAGCAACCTTTGGATTCTCTTGATTAGAGGGATTTGACACTCTTGCCACATATCCCATCATTTTCTCTGCATCAGGTGTAACACTGATCAATTTTACATTCATGCTCCAAATCCTTTAAAATTTTCTTTTTCAATATCAGCAATCTGCTGTTTTACTACACGTAATTGTGATTTCATCTCTTTAATATTCTCTCGATCATAGAGATGATCTTGCTTGATTAGACGCTCAAGCAACTTTACAAGTTCTTTTGCTTTTTTAGTTCTAGTCTGGGCATCCATCGTCATCATTAAATACTTCGTCGTAATCTTTCATTCCTGGAAATTGACTTCTGTCAACATCTGTTTTGTATGCATCCACATCAGAATATATTTCTGCCTTCAATGAATCAACAAGCAATTCAAGGTTTCGGACAATGAGTTTTAGTCGGTCTTTCTCCATAATACTGTGCTGTTTCACCACATTATAACATAAAAAAAGAGGGTCTTGCAACCCTCCTAACAATTTTAACGTAAGTGACTCACTTATTGTAGATACGACCACGATAACAGAATGTACCGTGCGTTTCGTTTGATTCTACACAACGAGTATCATACTCAACACCACGATATGAGGTGTGAAGAACTTGTGCGTCATGCAGTGCAGATGATTTGTTGATCTGCTTTTTAATCATTTGAAGTGTGTTCATTTGTTTACTCCTAAAGTAGTTGGATTTTTAGGTCCGTTCCTTTAGTCGTTTGCGTCCCATGGATAGCACTCAGGTGTAGATTCCTTAATGGCCTCTACCAATTCAATCTTAACTTGATTGCTAAGACCTTCATGGTTTCGCATCCGTAGCATAATTGCATCGGCATCAGAACAACTGAGTGATGAATATAAAAGAAATTCAATCATGGGATGAACGGCTCCGTTCCGCGACTTACTTGCGTCAGAGTTTCCTCTGATGAACGATAGGTCTATAATAGACCCTATACCCTATTTAGTCAAGGGGTTGTTGAAAATCCTTACAGACCAAAAAATTGCCGGGATTTTTTTTCCGACTTTTTGGGATTCACTTCCGCCTTTTGGTTTCGGGTGGTTTATTTCCATAAAGTTTAGGATTAATCCTACCCTCAGCCTGATTCATAGTCACAAAACCTTTCTTGTACTTATCATAGTAATAATCAAAGATTTCTGATTGCTTTGATCCTATAACAATATCATAAGAACTCTCGGCACCCTCATCAACTTTATATTCTATAAGAAATGCATTGTTGGGTAAGGTACGGTCTTGTGCTTTATCTCGATCGCAGTTTTCAAATAAAATTTTCATAAGATTCACGAACGACCTCCCCATTGAATATCAGGATATGCTTCTGCAACAACTTCTTTGGTAAGTTTATATGTATCACTCAGTTTCTTGTCTTTGGTAAGACAAAGAATTTGTGCCTCAAGTGGATGCAGTCCCTCAAGAATATTAATGAACATTGTTTCACGACGAACACCACTCATACTATCATTACCACCCTTAATAAAGTGATAGAAGTTCTTATATTCTCTACGGATTGATGTGTGTCCATTTTTGTCACTAGAACCCATAGAGAATGAATCAGTTTCGTGCATTCTACGAACAGATTCATCAATTTTTGTAGAAAGAGATCCATTATGTGATGCTTGATCCTCAAATCCGGTGTAAGGAACATCACCTTCTGGAAGCACTGACTTTACACTTTCATCAAAGTTCCAGATAAGCAGTGTCTTGAGAGAAATATGTTCAAACTTTTTGAGCACCTCAATCTTCTTTGCCTTACTTCTCTGTTTTGATACAAGATCTAAAACTTCAAAAGCAAATGGATTTCTTGGAAGTTCTAATGATGCTGCCTTAGTCGTTGTCGTTTTCTTCTTCGTTACTGTCGTCATAGTTTTCAAAATTAAATGCGATTACTTCGTCTGGAATAAGATTTCCTTGCTCATCAAACATTTCGGGATGATATCTTGGTGCCTCCCGATAGTTCATCATGTATTCTCTAGCAGTCCAACCAATCATCAGTCCCATCATGAGAAATAGAATAGTCAAAAATGATCCAAATACTAAACTAGTTGCTAACATCTTTTTTACTCCGGGAGATTACTTCTCTTTTTCTTGTATTGATAGAAAATTCGAAATAGATAGTTACTTCCCGTCTCAGAAAGCAGACCATCTTTTCAAAGATAATGTGAAATGGTTGTGTTTGCTTTCTTTTTCCCCCATTAAGTAAAAATTCAATACCACGATTTCTGTGGTCTTCATTTTTATTTATGTTAAGACTTGATGACTTGATGTTCTCTGAGGAATTTGATTGTGTCAACACATCCTCCTAATTTTTTATTGTCACATACTACCTGTGGAAAGGTAGAACCTTTACCAAATTTAGCATAGAATTCTTCTCTTGTAAAGTCCTCTTCAAGATTATAAGATACAAATTGTGTTCCTGTCAATTCCAATACTTGTTTGACCTTATAACAATAGGGACAATTTTCTTTTGTGTATACTTTAAAATTCATGAATTTATATTAAAAATTATAGTGCACGAATGGCTGTTGTCGCCTCAGTCATCTTGGTGTCTGCTGCCGCATTTTTTGTTGTGGCAGTGTCAGTATCACCACCCTCTTCGGCAGTTATTGCTTCAGAGTACAAGGTTAATGCTTCAGAATATGGAGTCCATACAGTATTATATTGAGTTTCATTCAGAACCTCAACACTATTCTTACTACCGTTTGCAATGGTAGAAACTGAGGTAGAATCTGGCAATTCAGAAAGAATTATATCAACACCATCAGAATCTGTCAACCAAACTTTTACATCCAACCCTGCATATTCATTTGTAGGGTGACGTTTGTATTTTGGGTTAGATGATGTCTCGCAGCAATATGATCCTGTATCTGCATCAACATAGTAGTGTTTAATATATTGCATTTTTTGTTAGATAACTTTCAATTATTTATTAACATACCATACTTTTGAGATAGTTCATGATTTTGTTGTTCCATCGTCTGAAATCCTTTGACCGTAGCCCAACATACAATACTGTATCTCATTCCTTTTGTTACTGGTTCTACACCATGTTTGTAATGATGATTGGATGGAAAACAAACTAACATTCCAGGCTCAGGTCTTACTCTAACTTTAAGGTCTGAAAAAATAAAATCACCACCCTCGAAATCATCATTTAAATAAAGAACCATTGAGATGTCACGATCTGTTGATTTCTTCCATATTAAATCACCGTCTGGTGTTTTCCATATTGACTCACCATCAATATGGGGTGTGTAGTGTCCACCAATACTATAAGAAAGAATTTGAGGTATTTCACTTTCAGATATTTCAATATCATAGAAAGGATTAATAACCTCTCTAACCATATCTTTAAATAAGTCAGCGATTTTTGGAAAAAGTGGTCCCATTTCAACGTGCTGAGTATCACGAACTTCTTTATTTACAATCCATTCTTTTCCACCGGTTTCGTTTGATTTATGCGGATCAAAAACAGAAAGATCAGTTTTATTTGTTCTCTCGATGTGTTCTCTTATTTCTTTCAGACCAAATTCATTAATAACATTTGGTTTGATAAGAATATATGACAAAGGATTATCAATCATAGTAAAAATATTTAAATACTGTTGGGGACCGTGGCGGAATAAAATGCGGGAAGTCCATTAATTCTAGGACCTGTTGCTGCTGAATAATACCGATCAATCGTTAATGGAATTTCTGCAACTGTTTCTGTACTATAGTCCAGTTTTTCAACATTACTCTCATCTGTTGGAGTACCACCCATAAGATAACCATGTGTAGTATTTCCTGTCGCAGCTACCTGGTGCTTAGTATGAGGTAGATCTGCACCTGGAACTCTTGCTGTTGTATCATTAGAATAATCAATACGGTCTACTGATGATAATGGACCAGGATTACCACCAACAAAGTATCCTTTATCACCAGTTCCAACTGCTCTAACATTCATCGTTGACGAATTAGTTAAGTCAGCGCTAGGAATTCTAGCAATAGTGTCTGATGCATAAGTGACCTTTTCTACTAAGGACTTAGTTCCAGGACCACCACCACCAAAATAACCATGTGTTAAGTTTCCTGTTGCGGCAAGATAAGCACGTGCCACAGTTAAGTTTGTACCAGGAACAGCAGCAGTTGTATCTGATGAATAAGTAGTCTTATCCATTGTTGATTTTGGACCAGGATAACCACCACCAAAATAACCATGTGTAGTATTTCCTGTTGCGGCAAGATCCCCTCGTCCCACACTTAGATCGCAACCTGGAATCCTTTCTGTTGTTTCTGTGGAATATGTGGTCTTGTTCACTGCTGATTTTGAAGGATTACCACCACCAGTATAACCATGTGTGGTATTTGACATTGCGATATGGTCTGATATACTCACACTCAATCTAGAATTAGCTGGCAGTGAAGTTTCAGTATCAGTAGAAAATTCTATTTTAGATATTAAAGACTGATTAACAGATGGGTATCCACCGATAATATATCCATTATTAAGAGTTGGGAAAATTCCTGCACTTGAACCGGGAGATGGTGTTGCTGTTGGTGGTTCAACAACAGGAAGTGCATTTGCTCTGACACTTGTTGCTGCTAATCGAGATCTAGCAACACTTAATGCCGCACCAGGAACTGCTGCTGTTGTATCAGATGCATAAGTGGTCTTATCCATTGTTGATACTGCAGAAGGAGTTCCACCACCACCAAAGTAACCTGCTGTTGTGTTTCCTGTTGCTGCCAGATACCTACGTGCAACACTTAATGCCGCACCAGGAACTGCTGCTGTTGTATCAGATGCATAAGTGACCTTATCCATTGTTGATAATGGACCAGGATTACCACCACCAAAGTATCCGTGTGTTGAATTGCCTGTTGCTCCAATATACCTACGCTCAACACTTAATGCGGCACCAGGAACTACTGCTGTTGTATCAGATGCATAAGTGACCTTATCCATTGTTGATGATGGACCACCACCACCAAAATAACCATGTGTTGAGTTTCCTGTTGCTGCTAAACCAAAACGTGCAGAACTTAATGCCGCACCAGGAACTGCAGCAGTCGTATCAGATGCATAAGTGGTCTTATCCATTGTTGATACTGAATAAGGAATATAACCACCACCAAAGTATCCGTGTGTTGAGTTCCCTGTTGCTGCTAAACCATTTCTAGTAGAACTTAATGCTGCACCAGGAACTGCAGCAGTTGTATCTGATGCATAAGTGGTCTTATCCATTGTTGATACACTACTGCTAACATATCCACCACCAAAGTAACCGTGTGTGGAGTTTCCTGTTGCTGCTAGAGCATATCTAGCAGCACTTAATGCTGCACCAGGAACTGCAGCAGTCGTATCAGATGCATAAGTGGTCTTATCCATTGTTGATTTTGGACCAGGAGTACCACCACCAAAATAACCAGTATTAGGAGATGGTCCGGCACCATCAATGTAACGACTTGTTGCGGGGTTAGGAGTAGGACTTAAACCATATCCATTAATTCTGGGACCTGTAGCAGCAAGAACACGTCTTGGTGCAGATAAATTTGCACCAGTGGGAGCAGATGCTGTAGTGTCTGTTGAATAAGTAAGTTTATCCATTGAACTGCTATCTGATCCAGTCCATCCACCACCAATATATCCAAATGTAGAATTTCCTGATGCAGCGTGCATGTATCTTGTTGAGGTTAAGTTTGCACTAGGAGCTGCTGCTGTTGTCTCAGAAGAGTAAGTGAGTTTATCTACCGAACTTCTCTGAGTGGGATAATCATAACCACCAGTGAGGTATCCAGCATCAGAATTTCCAGATCCACCATGATATTCCATTCCTGTGCTCATATTAGCTCCAGGAATTCTAGATATAGTTTCATCAGAGTACTGTATTTTATCGACATTTGATTTACTATTATATTCCCCACCACAAAAGAAACCTTTTGTTTCAATTCCTAACGATGCAGACTTCGCACCTGAAGCAGTTAAGTTTGTACCAGGAGCAGCAGCAGTTGTATCTGTAGAATATGTTAATTTGTAAATATATGAGGTTCCACTACTTGGTCCGGGATATCCACCTCCAATATATGCATTATTTCTATTGCTAGTTATTGAATGATCATACTTCACTGCTGGCACATCAGCAGATGGTACTCTAGCAGTAGTGTCTGTTGTGTATGTTAGTTTGTCTACTCTAGTTTGAGCGGCATTGGATGCATTCAAACCAGCAACAAAATAACCATTTACGGAATTTCCAGTGGCACATATTTTGTAAATGCTGATGGATAAATTAGCACTAGGAGTATATGTCGTTGTATCTGTTGAAAAGTTACACTTATCAGTCGAAGAATGTCTTATGCCTGGATTCTGATATCCGCCACCCCAATATCCAACATCACTGGTTGCTATAGGTGGATCCACAATCCAGACATCTTCAACTGGAACCCATTCATTATCTAATTTTTGTTCGATAACTTGTTCGAATATGAATATACCCCGAGTATCAGCCATTTTTTATAATTATTTTCTGATATCTAATATTACTATTTAGAGTGTATGAATGCCATCGAGAACCTCTGAATAATACCATCCTATTGTATTTTGCAGGAATACATCCGTATTCTTTCCATAGTTCAGGATCAGAAGAAAATACTTTTGTCAATTGATTCTCATTAAGTTTATGCTTTACAATTTCATCCCTCGTAGGAAATGTTTCTAATCCAGTTGAAAGATGAGAATAAAATTGAATACCCATTTCTCCAAATGATTCTAATGGTAATCCCAAATAAATTACGGCAATCCAATCACACTCCAGATGTGCCATAACACCTGGAGTATTTCCCACCTCATTAGAGGCGTGAATTACGTTAATTGGATGATCTAAAATTTGTGATATTTTTCCTATAGTTTCGTCTGTGATTAGACACTGACTCTCATCAAAACTTTCATAATATTGATAAGGGATGTCATAAAAATTATCAACTAAAACTACTTCAGGACTCATTCTTCACCAAATCCTTGCCCAGAGATTTTTTTGTTCTCTTCTGCCGGTTTGATTGCCGCACCAAAACCTAAATCAGTTCCGGTAAGTTTCTCATAACCTCTCATGACCTTACTCTGAAGGTCACCAATGAACTCCATACGACCTCTTGGATCCATGAGTTTTTCCATTGGCAGGTAACCTTCCTTAAAGTTGTTACGATCATCAACCATTGATGGTGCAGAAGCACGACGCATAGCCTGAAGGTTAGCACCGGAAATACCAGTTTGTGCCGACATGAGGTCATCTAATGCTTGCTCTGCAAGTCTTGTATCCCAATATTCATTATTCTCTTCAAGGAACTGTTCTCTTGTAGGAACCTTTCCACCATTCTGTTGAATCAGTTTATCAAGCATCTTATCCAAGTGCTCCATCTGATGAAGACGATCACGAATTTCCATTTCACTTGACTTCAGATAATGTGTGAGTTCAAGTTCATCCAAATCGTGCCAACACAATTTCTTAGATCCACCACCAGGACCTCCGACTTCCCACATAAGTGGTTGTGACTTATCTACTTTATCTTGCCACTTATAATTAAACTCTCGAACTCTTTCTTTCATTTCGATGAGTTTATGCATATAACCAGTTGCCATAATACGACGTTCCTTAAGAATGTGTTCAAAAGAAACAGAAATATTATGCGTATTCAGTCCGATAAACTTTTCTATTTGGAAGTTTGTTCTTCCCTGGGCCATCTGCTTATCACTTTCTTCCCACCTCAAAACATTGTCAGATGCTTGCCGAAGATAATTATCATCAAATACTGCTTGTTGTGCATCAATTGGTTTATAAGTTAGTGCAGAATTATTTTCAATAGTCATAGTTTGCTGTGTCAGATTTGAAATTAATAGTTTCCATTGCTCTGCAATGTTTTTCCAATTATATTTTTCAGTAACATAATCAGAGATAATTTTTGATACTTTGTGATAATATGATTGGTTCTGATCGTAATGATTCAGTGCCTCACAACTATCCTCCGTGAACTTATTTATGAAGTTGTCAGTGACCTTAAGTCCTTTTGATGTTGCCTCCCCCTCAATCGGAATTACTGATGCATTATTAGGTCCGGCAACTTCAGCAAGTGCTCCAATATCAGTAATGATTGGATATGCACCGCACTTCATTGCCTCTGTCATTGCAACACCAAAGGTTTCCTCCCAAATACAAGGATGGATAAAAAAGGCAGACTCTTGATAATGTTTCACAAGATCTTCACGATCTATTACTTCAGAGTACTCAACATTCGGCATCTTTTTTAGATGATCATAAATGTGTAAGAACTGATCGGGTCCGGGACCATACAGTGACATTGATGAAAAGATTTTAAATTTAACATCAGGATGTCTTTGAGTGATTAATGGTATCACTCTTTCCAATACTTCCAACCCCTTTTAAGGGATAGAAGTATAA